TTTTCTCCAGATGAAAAGATCCCCCCCTCGAGGGCATTCGATTTGGTATAGGGGGGAAGGGTTTTTACTAACTACGGAGAACATTTTAAAACGTTCAGTTTCATTATACACACGAGTATGGGATAAGCAATACTTAATCCCATACATTGATGCCTAAAACACACTTTCAAAGTGGTTTTAGAGAGGGAGCCACGTCTACAATCGTCAACAAGCACGACTTGCACTCTCGAATGGTAGATTTTTCCGTGTGCTCTAACATTTTAAGCGGTTTTCTACAGTTGGGGCAAGTGTTGTTACTTAGCCTTTTCTGTATTTCCCCTTGGTCTTGGTCTAGGCTTGGTGTGGTCATTGTTTTTTACCTGCGCGTCTTTGTACCAATCAAACACTAGGCGTAATTGCCCTCCGATGGTACGGCCTTCCGCTTTTGAAAGCTCTTTAATCTCTTCGTACACCTCTCGAGGTACTAAGATGCTTTTCCAACGTGATGTATCCATTATTTACTCTCCAATTGTCTAAGATATTATAGGAACATATGCAAGAAAGCAAGAAAAAACCCGCAGATCCGAAGAGTGCGGGCTTGTTTTTATTACTTAAAGGATATTAACTTTGTGCAGGTAAGAAGAGGGTGATTGAATCAAACTCGGACCACTCGATCGACGCTTTTTTGTGAGTGGTTTTAGAGTAGTCAATTTCGTCATAACCGTTTTCGTTCTTCACTACCCTGCCGTTCTTATGCTTCTTCTTAACTAGTATCCTCTCTTGGTAATCAATGACAGGCCATGTATGAAGTCCTTCGACTAAATCACAATCTACACCGTATTCTGTTTTGAAGTAAAGCTCTAAAGCTCTTAGTACTTCCCACTGGTCAATTTTGATTCTCATAGTGTTCTCCGTGTTAGTTGAGAACACTTTATCGCATATTATCGCATACGTGTCAAACTTATTTAGCTTCGCCCCATGAAGGACCCATTTCTATGTCACAAACATTAGGCACTTCTAGCAGCACAGCATTCTCCATAACCTTGGCTATCTCTTGTGCTTCTTCTAAGTTAGTAACTGACATGGCGAGCTCATCGTGGATCTGCAACAAGGGTAGCTTACCTAGCTTATATAACTGCACCATGGCCTTCTTAGTCATGTCCGCCGCAGAGGCCTGTATAAGCCTGTTTAAGGCCTTGTAAGTAAAGGCCCGCTTAAGTCTAGTGGTCGGACCGTAAGCAGCCACCGCCTCCTTAAATGGCAGCGCCTTGTTCATTGCAAACGTGTCGGGCTCCCACGAATCGAAACGACACTTACGACCTTCAAGTGAGCGCAGCGCACCCCCTGACGTTTTGTCATTGAGTCGGTTCATTACACCGCTCATCAAACCTTTAACGAAAGGGACTCGAGCATGGTACTGCTTCACCAAAACCTTGGCTTCGTCCACATCGATGTCCAACTCTTCTGACATCTTGTTCACACCCATACCGTAGATCAAACCGAGGTTAATCGTCTTGGCTTGCTTTCTGGGGATGCTGGCCATCTCGGCAACTAAACTATGGAAGTCAGTCTCGGGCTTTTCATTGTAAGCCTGCACAAATTCGGACGCGCCCTCCAATGGTATCCCTCGCGTTTTGCCGTATACATGCGCATAATGGACCAAGATGCGCGGTTCTTGTTGCGAGAAGTCAATGGCCGCCCACTGCTCGTTCTCTTCGGGGAGAAACAACGAGCGTATCATGGGCCCGAAGATTGGATCGCGGGCCGGAATTTGTTGCAAATTAGGGTTACGCATTGATATGCGCCCTGAGACTGTACCCCCATCATCGGAACGGAGTTGATTTATATGGGAATGTATTCTGCCATCAGCGTGACAGTGCTTCATGATGGAGTTGATGAATGTGCCGGATGTCTTGTTCAGGTTCCGAGCCTCAACGATGAGCTTCGCGACGGGGTGACTATGCTCTTGGAGGAACAGTTTAGTGAAACTCGGTGCGCCTTTTTGAGTCTTTGGATAATTGATACCCAAATTGTCGAAGGACTTAGCAAGCGACTGCGCAGCCCAGATTTCCACGCCAGTGCCAGCGACGCGCTTAAGCTCCTTCATGACCTCCCGCTCCCGTTTGAGCAGGCTATCCCTAGTGCGCTCAACGCGATTGACGTCGACTCGGACACCGCGCATGGTCATGTCTACGAGACATGGCAGCAGATCCAACTCGAGGTTAGCGACGCCCCACAAGTCCTCTTGTGTCAGCTTAACGGAAAAGTAGTTCCAGAGCTCAAGGGTCAACTCCGCATCTGCTTCAGCATATGGTCCGACATACATAGCGGGCATCTTCCACATTTCAGCTTTGGGATCGACACCGAACTCTTGGGCGGCAGCGTTTAGACCTTTCTCCGACTTGGTCTTGTTCAGCAGATCGTAGGCCAGCGCATTCAAACTGTAACTGAAACGGTTCTCGTCAAGCAGTGATGCGATGATCATGGTATCGATGATGCGTCCGTTAACGGTGAATCCCATCTGTTTGATCCAGCCCAAGTCGTACTGCGCATTGTGCATGATCTTATCGGCGGGGCACTCGAATACTTTCTTGAGCCAACGGTTGACGATTTTTTCGTCTAGGTTACCGCCGCCGAAATGTCGTATAGGAATATAAGTGGACCAGCCATCAACAGCAATGGCGTATCCTACGACTTCGCCGTCACCTGTTGGCCAGCCGGGCCCATTTCTCTTTAGGTTAGGGTCGCGTGTTTCCACATCGATGGCTATTTTAGAAGCACCCGTGATGTCTGGAAGTTCCAATGGTGGAACCCACTCGTTCTTACTAGCGAACATGGCCATTTGTAAACTCATAATCTTTCCTTAATCATTAGTGTTTTCGTTCATCCAGTTGCGCTGATACGCGCTATACTCTTCTGCAGTCATTTTATCCCCATCAACCTTTAAACCTTTGGCAGGCTTAACGTCTTTACTGGGTGCAAACATCGGATCAGACTCCATTTCTTTAGTCATCTGTTTTTTCCAGTCCGACCAACTCATTTTTCTCATGTTCATAAATCATAACTCCGTGTTGCGTCTTCAGAATCGACGATAAATAGGTTTTGTTTGGTGCGCGTTACTCCGACATAAAACACGCGATGCATGTCGTCAGGGTTATTGCGCATTTCATTATCTGCTGCTGGACTAAGGTCCGTGAACAATACGACGTTATCCGCCTCACCGCCTTTTGATCCGTGGATCGTGGACGCTGTAATGCGAGGGATGCCATTAAACTTTCCGCCACGTCGTAAGAGTGCCGTGATGTACGCCCTATCCATGTCGGGTAATTTGTCCATCGCCTCGGACCAAATCATGCTGTCGTCGGCTTTTAATCCGTAAGTCTCCACCAACATAGGCAGTGTGACAAGATCGTCGTCAGCAAGCCCTGTGAGCTTCTTATAACCTCTTGTGACTCGCTCCCCTGTGGACATCAGGCTGTAAATCCTTCGAGCGGATTCGCCTGAGACGGCTTTGCCCTTTCGCAGTTGTTCCCAACTGTTAACGGCGTCGGATAGCTTCTCGCTGATGCTCCGATGGCCGCGATAGTTGAAGAGGTAACCACTAGACTTTAGTTCAAGTGCAACGGGCTGAAGGTGGTAGCCTGCCTGTGACAAGATGAGCCATGACCCTTCGGACATATCGAGGGCAGCGATGGTGCTGATGCGTGTGATCTTGCCTGCTTCTTCTTTGGGCTCGTACCTTTTTGGGAATCGACGTGTAATGCGTCGCACGACATTCTCTGCGAGGTGGTGAACGGATTGGGGGATTCGATAGGATTGTGAGAGGATCTCTGATCCGCCGGGCAGGTTAATAAACTGATCAACATCCGCCCCCGCCCATCGATAGATAGCTTGGTCATCGTCTCCAGCACAATACATACGTGTCGACTTAGCATCAATCGCGTGAGCAATCTCCCACTGCAGCGGACTCAAGTCTTGCGCCTCATCTAAGAAGCATAGATCAAATTTGGGGCAGTAGTACTCAGCACCTTTAGCAAACTCTTCCAACATGTCCGTAAAGTCGTACAGGTTCATCGTGTCTTTGTACTTCCTTAAACACTTTTCAACGTAGTTTACCGTGTTCCAATCTTGCTCGATGTTGCTGATGTTGTACTGCTCGCGTAGCGATACTTTTCTAAGCCTAGCCAAGTTGATCAGTCCAAGGACAGGATCGTTGCTTGCCACCATTGAGGGGATGTCGTCATCAAAGTTAGAGGCTTTGTTGCCGCCGAGCTTAACCCCGATGGATCGACTCAGTTCTCTGAAGTGAGACTCCTGCATCACCTGCTCTGATCTTATGTCGGTCATGGTCAGTGCAAGTGAATGTAGTGTACGGAAATGGATCAGATCCGTTTTAGGGTTTAGGTTAAAGCGTATGGCGGCTCTGTCTCGAGCTTCGTTAGCGGCTTTACGTGTGAAGGCTAGGAAGGCGATTGAGTGTGGGTGAGTGCCCTTCTCTAACGCATCGTCTACCATGTTGAGCAGGGTGGTTGTTTTACCAGTGCCGGGAGGTCCAAATATTCTAAACATCTTTAGACTTCTCCTTCCTGTAAATTTGCTGAACTCGCTGCTTCGAGATGCCAAACCATTTAGCCACAGCAGTCATAGTCATAAACCGCTCGTCAATCATCATGACGATCTCTGCGTTACGACGCCTGCCGTATTCTGGTCCTGTTATATCTTCTACCATTAGAAAGGTGCCTTATAGTCGTTACCAAACTTCGGTGTTTCTATATCAATGTCCGACGTGTCGAACGAGGGGATCTGCCATACACGTACAGCACGGCCTTTGATCTTCAATACAACACTTGAACCGTTAATGTCACGTAAGCGTTGAGCGATGCGATGAGATTTGTACTCGAAGAATTTATTCTTCTTGAGAAAGTTCTCAAAGTCTTTCAGTCTAAAGTAAGTGATGCCCTGCTCTTCATCTGTCCATGGACGGCGTAAGAGTATCTCTTCTTTGTCCTGCGCAACCTGTAGGTGACGACAGAACTCTTCGAGGTAATCATAGAACTGACCGCTGGTGCTGGCATCAACTGCAACTTCAATGATGGCACTCTCGTTATCCTTCATCTCATTCAACAGTGTGCTGATGCGGCTTTCCCACTGCTGCTTCGCAACAGAGCGTGGCATCAAGTTTAGCTGCTCCATGCAGGCCTTTTGGAAAGTCATCTGGTTCATCAACGCTTCGGTGTCCATCTCCAATGGTTCGCCATTCACATCCATAAACCATACAGGCGGCGTAGAGTTATACTTACGCAGGTTAGCCACACTGGCCCCTGACACGGCAGCACCTATCCCAAACTTACGAGTACGGCATAAGTCTTTGTTACAGTGCGAGTTGATAGGTGAGTCGCCACACTTGTACGCATATTCTTTGCGCTCAAGCTGCTTGGCCACAATGTTCACTTCGTTAAGTGGCAGTGGTGGAGAGAGGTACTCCATGTTGTACTTTAGGATCTCAGCCTGCCAACTATCGGGGAAGGCCTTACGCAGGTAGACACCAATATTGAACAAACCGTTGTTACGACCACCTTCGCTAATACCTTCTTTACAGATAATCTGTAGGCACGGTGGACCGTTCTGGAGAAACTTTGTTTCGCTAGCGCCAATCACTTGTAGCTTCATCGCTTCTTCAGGGTTCTGAACAAACTGGGTGTACAACTCTACAAACTCGTCTAATGTTGCCGATGTGCCATCGTCTAGGAATGCGTAGCGCAGACCTTCTTCATGGTTGTAGTAAGGTAAGTTAAGAAAGTTACCTACATCGCCTCGATCCAAATGCAGTTTGATCTGCTTTGGGAATATCTCGCTCTCGCCATAACCTAATGCTGCGGCCATGGCCTTTAAAGCTTTCTGCATATCTTTAGCTTCGATCCACTCTGAGGTGAATAGGA